TATAGATAAAAATAGTTCTTTTTATTTAGAAGAAAATGAAATTATTAAAGGAACAGCTTCAGCGAACTCAGATTTAGAATGTTTGATTTCATATGAAATAATTTCGGATTAAGGAGGTTCTAAACAGCTATGGCAAATGGCGGAATTATAGGACCCGAAAATATAACCAGTTTTGGTAATAATACCATTACGTCTTTTACTTCCAGTGGTCCAGTCACTACACAACCTGGAACTAGAGTTGCAAAAATTTTAGTTGTAGCAGGAGGTGGTGGTGGAGAAAACCAAGGTGGTGGCGGCGGAGCAGGTGGTGTAAGAAATATAGAAATACCAGTATCAGGTAATACTTCTTATTGCGCTGTTGTAGGAGGCGGAGGAGCAGGATCTGCAGCCCCAAATTCATATGCTGCTTCATCAGGAACAGGTTCTTCATTTGGTTGTTATAGTGCAACAGGTGGTGGTTATGGAAATCAAAGAAACCGTGCTATTGCTCCAGGTGGTTCTGGAGGCGGTGGCGGTGGTGCTTATGTTCCAGAAGGAAATCCAGCACCTAGTTTACTAGGTGGAACAGGAAATGCTGGAGGTTATTCTCCACCAGAAGGAAATCCTGGAGGAGCTGGTTCACCAGCAACTACTCCTGGTTTTGTTAACGCATCTGGAGGAGGCGGTGGAGCTTCAGCAGCAGGAAATCCTTATGTGGATGCAAGAAATGCAGGAGATGGTGGAGATGGAATTACAATATCTGGATGTTATCCAGGAGCACCAGTAACAGCAGTTGGTGGTGGTGGAGGTGGAGGAGCTAATGCTACATCGCCTGCATCAGGTGGAGCAGGTGGACTTGGCGGCGGTGGAGCAGGATCATTCACCCCTGGAAATGGAACATCTGGTACAACTAATACTGGAGGTGGCGGTGGAGGATTAGGTAATGATCCAGGTTCAGGTGGTACAGGAGGCTCAGGTATTGTAATCATAAAAGAATTAAACAAAGCATCAGGCAAGTGGACACTCGATGAAGTATATAATTATAGAAAAGAAGGACAATGGACATCTTGATAATAGACAAGAAATTATAAACAAACTATAATAAATAAATTAGGAGGAAAAAAATGGCACATTTCGCAGAACTAGAGACAAAAGTTGACCCAACTGGCTTTACATCTGATACACATCAGATTGTAAAAAGAGTTGTTGTCGTCGGCAATGATATCCCTGCTAATGGCGGAACTTTAGGAGATAATGATATGCACGTTGACGGTGAAACGTGGTGTGTAAATTTCTTCAAAGGCGGTAGCTGGAAGCAGACTTCATACAATAACAATTTCAGAAAACAATACGCTGGAATTGGTTATAGATATGATTCAGGAAAAGATAAATTTATTGCACCTCAACCTTTCGCTTCTTGGTCACTCGATGCAAGTGATGATTGGCAAGCACCTGTCGCATATCCTAGTGTTACAACTTATGGAGATAACGCTCCATACAGAATACAGTGGGATGAAGACAATTTAAGATGGGTTGCATATGACAACAGTGACCCAGCAAATGAATTTGCTTGGGATCCTGACACATCTTCTTGGTCAGCTACTGGAAACTAATTAAGGAGTTTTAATGGCTAGAAGTAACGGCGGTATAATTGGTAAAACGAACCAAACAAGTTTTGGTAAAGATACCGTTACGACTAAAACTTCATCAGGATGTTTAACCACGCAACCTGGAACTAGATTAGTTTCTGCTTTAGTAGTAGCAGGAGGTGGATCAGGTGGAGCAAATAACGGAGGAGGAGGTGGAGCAGGGGGACTTCGTACTTGCGTATCATTTTCAGTTTGTGGAGCAACAGCATATCCAATTACAGTAGGTGGAGGTGGAGCAGGAGCTAATAATGATAGAGGTAGTTCAGGTAGTCCTTCAACATTTTCAACAATCACATCAACAGGAGGTGGAGCAGGAGGTTCACAAGATGATCAATCTGGTGGAGATAGTCCAGGTCTTCCAGGTGGTTCAGGAGGTGGAGCAGGTTTTAAAAGTCCAGGACAAGCAACAGCAGGTACAGGAAATACTCCACCAGTAAGTCCTCCTCAAGGAAATCCAGGTGGAACAACTGCAACTTGTAATAGTGTAGGAGCAGGAGGAGGAGGCGGAGCTAGTGCAGCAGGTTCAAATGCACCAAGTCCTACAAATGGTGGTGATGGTGGAGCAGGATCAGATGTAACTCCAATATTTGGACCAGGTTTACCTAATTCAGGAGTTTATGCAGGTGGAGGTGGTGGATCTGGTGAAGGTGGACCTGCAGGTTCTGGTGGAGCAGGTGGTGGTGGAAATGGAACAAGATGTGGACCAACAAATGTAAATCCAGCACCTAGTGGAACTGCTAATACAGGTGGAGGAGGTGGAGGACAACAGTTAGAAGGAGGTAGTCCAGTTGGCGGTTCTGGCGGCTCTGGTATTGTCATTGTAAAAGAATTATCAAAAGCAAGTGGTGTATGGAATTTAAGAAGTCAAAGACAGGCCTTGAGTAATGGAACGTGGCCTGTAAAATTATTTAACATAGATTATTTAGTTGTAGCAGGCGGAGGTGGTGCTATTAGAGATAGAGGTGGAGGAGGAGGTGCAGGAGGATATCGTGCATCTGGTTATGGTCCAGCCCCTTTACAAGGCTCAACATTAAAATTAGAAAGTGGCGACTATACAATTACAGTTGGAGGAGGTGGTCCTGGTCCAGCTGGTAATGGTTCACCATCTATTTTTTCAAGTATTGAAGCAGCTGGTGGAGGACGTACACAAGCAGCAGGAGGTTCTGGTGGTGGAGCGAGATGGGGAGGAAGTGCAGGAGCAGGAAATACTCCTCCAGTAGATCCGCCTCAAGGTAATCCAGGAGGAAGTGCTTCAGGACCTGAAGCTTCAGCAGGTGGAGGTGGAGGAGCGACAGCCGCAGGTAGTCCTAGACCAAGTCCTTCTGCTGGTGGACCAGGTGGAGCAGGTGCTCCAAATGATATAACAGGCACAGCAGTTACATACGCTGGCGGTGGCGGAGGTGGTGGCTATAATGGTCCAGGTGGATCTGGTGGAGCTGGTGGTGGCGGAGCAGGTGGCCCAAGTGCTGGAACACCAGGAACAGCTGGAACAGTAAATACTGGTGGTGGAGCAGGTGGTGGAACAACTGGATGTGGTAGTGCAGGAAATCCTGCGGACTCAAAAAGTGGAGGATCTGGTATTGTAATTACAAGAGCTCCAAGTGGAACAACTTTTTCAGTTAGTCCGTGTACTAATACAGTAACTTCTACACCAGGTGGTTGCCAAGTGGCTACATTTACAGTTTCTGGAACACTAACTATTTCCTAATCCTTGACAATTTTGTTCTAAAACATATAAAACAATTTTATATAAAGGTATGAATCTACAGAATTATTATTGGTTTTTTAAATCAGCATTAACTCCACGATTTTGTGATGAGTTGATTAAGTATGGAAACCAGCAACAAGAACAAATTGCACTTACTGGTGGACAAACACGAAAATTAGAAGAACTTAATAAAAAGAAAAAAGCTGTTAAGAAGAAAAAGAAAATTAAAAGAACTTCTGCTAATGCTCATCTAACTGATGAAGAAATAGAAGCAATGGATCCAGCTACAAAGTTAGATCAAAAAGATTTAAATGATTTAAAACAAAAAAGAGATTCTAATATTGTTTGGGTTAATGATAGATGGGTCTATAAAGAAATACAACCCTATGTACACCAAGCTAATGCTAATGCAGGTTGGAATTTTAATTGGGATTTTTCTGAGTCTTGTCAGTTTACAAAATATAAATTGAATCAGTTTTATGATTGGCATTGTGATAGTTGGGAGCAACCTTACCACAATCCAGACAATCCAAACACACACGGTAAAATTAGAAAATTATCAGTGACGTGTTGTTTATCAGATGAAAAAGATTATAAAGGTGGTGAACTCGAATTTCAATTTAGAAATCAAGATGATCCAACATTAACACGAACGTGTACTGAAATATTACCTCGTGGCTCTATCGTGGTATTTCCTTCATTTGTGTGGCATAGAGTGAAACCTGTAACGAAAGGAACAAGATATTCTTTAGTGATTTGGAACTTAGGATATCCATTTAGATAATATGGCAAAAGAAGATCAACTACAAACATCATTTTATTTTCAAACACCAATCTATCATATTGAAATTCCTGAATGGGTGGATCACGTTGATAAGGTTTGTGATAAATATGTTAAAGACGCTAGAAAAAGAAATCAAAAAGTAATTAAAGATAGAGAAAAGAAGTGGAAGAAAAAAGGTTTAGGTGACATTGGAATGTCACATCACTCTACATCTTTAATTAATGATCCTGATTTAAAAGAATTTCAAGACTATATTGGAGCAACGAGTTGGAATGTTTTAGACCATATGGGTTATGATTTAACAAACTATGAATTGTTCTGGACAGAGTTTTGGGTTCAACACTTTGGAGCTAAAGGTGGTGGTCATCACGAAGGTCATATTCATTATGATAATCATATCTCTGGTTTTTATTTTTTACGTTGTAGTGAAAAAACATCAGTTCCTGTCTTTCACGATCCAAGACAAGCTAAACTGATGAATGATTTACCTAGAAAAAATGAAGATGAGGTATCCGTTGCATCACCTTTAATTCATTATAAACCAAAACCAGGTACCATGATTTTTATTCCTGCTTATTTAGAACATCAATATACAGTAGATATGGGAGTAGAAGATTTTAGATTTGTACATTTTAACTTACAAGCGGTAAGAAGAATGATTACCGATACGATTAGAAAACAAGCAAAGGAGAAAAAATGAGTTTTAAAACTAATGGATATACAGTTATAAGAAAAGCAATTGATCCAAAGATTGCTGATTTTGTTTACAAGTATTTTTTACTTAAACGTCAAGTTGCAAGAACTTTATTTGATACAAGGTACATTTCACCATTTACAGAATATTGGGGTGTATGGAATGACCAACAAGTTCCTGAAACTTATTCTCATTATGGGGATGTCGCAATGGATACATTACTCACAGAAGTTAAACCTGTGATGGAAAAAGAAACGGAATTAAAGTTAATTGAAACTTATGCGTATGCAAGAATCTATAAAAAAGGAGATGTTCTACATAGACACAAAGATAGATTTAGTTGTGAAATATCAACCACAATGAATTTAGGTGGAGATGATTGGCCTATCTATATTGCAACAAAAGAATCAGATGGTTCAGTTTCAAAAGATGGATCTTACAAACCCTCAAAAGCGAAAGGCGTTAAAGTCGAATTAAACCCTGGAGATATGCTCGTTTATAGAGGTAATATCTTAGAACACTGGAGAGAGGAATTTAAAGGTAAAGATTGTGGTCAAGTATTCTTACATTATAATAATAAAGCGACTAAAGGATCAGAAGAAAATAAATTTGATAAAAGACCTCATTTAGGCCTTCCATCTTGGTTTAAAAAGTAGTATAAGTTTAACAAGCGAGAGGAAATTTATTCACCTTACCACCTTTCCTCTCGCACTTTTTTATAGTATAATATTTGTTTTAATAGGTATATAAGGAGAACTATGCCATTAACGCAATTAACATTTCAACCCGGTATAGATACAGAGAATACAGAAACTGGTGCAGAAGGTCGTTGGACTGACTGCGATAAGGTAAGATTTAGAAAAGGACTTCCTCAAAAAATAGGAGGTTGGACTAAATTCAGTACATCTTATTATGTAGGATCAGCAAGAGCTTTATTTACCTGGTTAGATTTAGATGGTTTTCGTTATGCAAGTTTAGGGACAAATAGAAAAGTCTATGTCTATCGTGATGGTACTAACGCTGATATTACACCATTAAGACAAACAAATA